ACTTTACCTATGAATAATTGATGCTTTAATTTTTCTGTTTTTGCCATTTGAAGTTTAGACTCTGCATGTGCTATGCAAAGGTTTAAACAATTAATTAATGGTTTAGCGTGTTCTTCACATATTTCAAGTGTAGACTTTAACCACTCAATATGCTCTTGCATTGCTGTCTGTTTCATTTCGTTAATTTATATTTATTATTACTATCCCTCTCAAGTGTATACCCTAATTGCTTAAACAAGTCAAAGTATCTGTACACTGTCCTATCAGTCACTCCCAAGTACCTTGCTATGGTGTAGATTTGTCTGGGAGTATCTTGCAGGAGCTCCATTAGTTTAATGCATCTGTACATCTTAAGTTGATTCATGAGTATTTTGTTGTATAATAGATGGCTTTATAAGCCAGTACTAAGGTTGTCATTGTTCTTGTCATTTGCTTTGTATTAGTGTTATTACTTCCTGCCAGTACTTCTGCTGATCGTATGTGGCCAATGTTTGAATTGCCACAGCAGAGTCAATGGCGTGCTGCTTTCCTTCATATAATCCATGCAGCCTAATTGACCTGGTGTAGATGTCAGTTGCTTTGTCTTTTGTGCTCATTCTATTCTGATTTAAAGGTTTCGTTGTAGTATTCATCATTATTAATATCTAACATAATATAATAATCTGTAACGCCTTCAAATGGATGTTCGCCATTCCATCCTTCAGCTGAAATTTTAAACCCATCCAATCTTGCATTCATTATCTGCTCTTTCTCCATTTCTTTAGCTTGTTCGAACACACTAATTACACAATCTCCGCCTTGTTCAAGTATTCTTAATCCAAACCATTCTTCTGCTGTTTCCATTCTATTCTGATTTAATTTGTTCTACAATCTCAATTAGCTTTTCAAGACAACCAAGTTCTGCTTTTTCATAGGTTTTAAAATTTTCAAACCCATGTTGATTATTTCCTAAGTCTTCCCATCCACTACAAAATCCATCTCCACTAAAGTCTATAAAATAAAATAAATCATGCTTCTCTCTAAACCATCTAAATGCTTGTTGCCAAGTTAGTGCTAAAATATAATCTTCCTCTCCTTCCAAAAAATATATTGTTGCTAATTGAATATCAATTTTTTTTAATTCTTGTTCGCTATACCAATAGCCAAAACAAGGTTTATTAAATCCAAGTTGCTTCATTCTTAAAGCTAACTCATAAGGTACAAATTCTTTTTCCATTCTATTCTGATTTAAAGGTTATTTATTTCTTGTTTTACTTCTTGCCAATAATCTTGCCTATAATAATAACCATATGTAAAATAAGATTCTTCAATTAATTCATCAACTGCCTTCAATGCACATTGTTTAGCATTTTCATTTTGATTTTTTCCATCTAAAGAATAGGATGTGGCTCTTGGATAGAATTTATCCAATAATTCTTTTGCTTTTTCTTTTGGTTCCATTTATTCTGATTTAAAGGTTTCGTTGTAATAATGTAGCCCATCATCAAGGTTAAAGTCAACGTGTTCAAATGCTTGCATTATCTGCTCTTTCTCCATTGCTAATAGCTCTGTATCAATTCTTTTAATAATATTGTCAATTGTAAGGTTAACTACTGCTTGACAAGCCTCCCTTGTCCGTAAGTCTTTAATTTCTTCAAGTGCTTCATTACAGGTACCAATTGCTGTTAACAAATCACTTTTTAATTCTTGCATTGCTGTTTGCATATCTTATTTACTTTGATTATTAATCCCTCCCACACATCGGCTCTCAACCTTGCTTGATGCTGTGAGTCTGCTTTTATTATCTTGCTGGTTCTCCTCCAGGCTCCTTGAGTGTATACTCGATAGTGTACTGTCCACATTGTTTATTGCTCTCAAATATCGGTGATATAGTTCTCCATTGAACTTATCCCACCCTGTGATTATTGCTAAATTAGTCATCCTATAACTCCTATGATAGTTAATACTATAGTAACTACCATAAATAGTGCACCCATTATAAGGGTGTCACGTATTGCTTTCTGATTCTCTGTCATGATTATAAGTTTTGAAGGTTAGCTTTGTACATCTCAAGTCTTGCAAATGCACGTGCTTGTGTGTGCAGTCTATTCTTGTATCTGGCAACAAGGTTAGTGCAGTCTAATTTAGCACATACCATGATGTTATCTGATGTCAATCTGATACGGTCAATCATACCCTCAATCATATTCTCTGCATCCTCAATGGCTTCATTGAGTGCCTCTTGATCATGTACTTGACCTTCCTCACAATAGTCACAAGGCCAAGACTCATCTCTTGATGGGTGGTTATCCCATGAGTTATTACTACCCATTTTACCAGTGCCGTAGCAGGTGGTACATTCTTTAATAAACTTTTTCATATTTTTCCGTATTGATTACCTTACAAATGTAGATAACTTTTTTCATTCGTGCAAATAATTAGCAATAAAAGTTATTAACATCTATTTGTTTATTTCTTTAGACGTACTTTAGACGTACTTTAGACATAGAAAAACCTCCTAAGTGTGCATCATTGATAGGCATAGGAGGTGTATTAGAATGACCTGCTAACTGTTCTAATGGTAAGTATGCAGGTACTGTTAATCAAATCTATTTTTCGTTAACACGTTTTATATATATGTTAACACAAAGGTACTATTTCTTCTTGAATCTTTTGACTATGAATTTAGAAGCTAAGGTTGCAAGAGCTTTGAGAAACTTATTCTCAGATACTACTTCTACTTTAGTGCCAGTCTCATCCTTTGTGATGTGCACATCTACCTTCTTGCCGTCATACTTAAGGTCATGATTAGTACCGTCTTTGTGGTACTCAATCTCTGCCTTGTTGGTCTCTATGATTAGATCCACTTTCTTAGGTCTGCCTACTTTCTTTGCCATATTAGAACTCATTTAATAAAACTATTGATACTTTGGGTTGATCCTTTGCCATTTTTACCATGCGTTCATACTCTGGGTTGTTGTTAAGTACTAAACATCCCTCTGACCAGCCTCCAATTTGTGTTGCCACTTGTTGTGAGCCCTTGTTATATGTCGCTCCATGGATATTAAGGAATATTAAATCAGTCATTACAGCCGTTGTAGGGTTGGTTTTACCATCATTGGTATAGTCACGCCTGTATGGAACGCCTTTAATCTGTCTAAGAGCCTCCATTTTGCCTTTATGCTTACCGTATGCATACGAATCATAGTTCCATTGGTCTGCTTCCATTACAGCAGTCCCTTTGTTACCCTTGTTTGTGGTGCAAGATGTTACATATTGAAAGGCTGAGCCCTTGAATATATATACTTTGTCATCAAAGATGTTGTTACCGTCCTCATTTGACCTAACAAACAACAGCCACATATCAGCTGGTATGCTTTTATAAGACTTTAAGCCCTTGACTCTATCAAGTAATTGCTTATCAGTGTAGCTCTTAACGTTGCTCATTGCTTTCTATTGTTAGTTGTGATAAGGTTGCCGCTACAGTACCTGCTGTGATAGCGTATGTTGCCACAGTTACTACTGCTGCTGGCAATGTGATGGGTGCAGCAATGATAACACCTGCTACAGCACCAATTGTGATTGCTATTCTCTGCACTCTCTTCCAGAATTTTGGCGTGGGAGCTGACCATCTTTCTTTCATACTCATCTTGTTAATTGTACTTCTATTAGTTTCTTTACTGACTGAGTTAGCTCACTGATTTGCTCTGCAAGATGCTTAATCTCAAGCTGAGTCATTTTCTCAATGGCTTCATACTTAAACCTTGACTCATTGTCAACCAGTTCAATCTTACCTTTGAGCCTTCCTTGAGTCTCAATTATTCTCTTCTGCTCTTCTGCTAATGCTTTAATGTCTGCGTGCACCCCTTTCAGGAAGTATGCTACACCAGAGATCAGTATTGTTATAATCGTGAAGGCTATTTCATTAAAGTCCATTACAATATCAGTATTGAGTTGTTGTATCCATTCTCTCTCATCCCACCACATGGGCATCCACTATGGCATTGGCCTACACAATCACAATCACATCTGTCAATCATAGGTCTTAAGTCAGTATCTCTGTTGGTAGGGGAAGTGAAGCCAGGATATAAGTCCTTATTAGCTATCAAGTACCTAATCAACCGTTGCTCAAAGAACGAAGCCTTCTGTGCATAGTGCTCCATCCCAAATGCAACCTCACTACGGCTAACAGATGCAGAGAAGTCTCCGAATTGAGTCTGTAGTCCTTTGTTCTTAAGTTGGTATGTCAATCCAAAGACAGCATCCTCTGCTGATCTCCATGCAATCACTGGCTGTATGAAGGCAACAAGTGCCTCCTCATCATTTGTCAACGTCTGACCGTTGTATGCAGCCAGTAGATAGTTGTAGTATGTTGTTCCTAAGATAGGCATCACTCTAAGCTGAGCCTGTGTAGCTATGTATGGAGTAACATCTGTTACATCCACATTGGCTGTGATAGGTGTGTTGGTCTTGAGGTATGTCTCTGTTATAAAGTATATCATGGTACAGGTGTTTCTGTTGGTATTATATCACCACCTTCTATAGGAGGTAGGGATGCAAGTGATCTGACCTCATTCGGAGTCATTGCATTCAATACTTTGGTAGCTACTAATGGACTCAATGAATTGATGGCATCAGCTGTCTTAGATGCATCTCCCTCTATCTCGACAATAGTCTCATTTATTATCTGGAAGTTGTTAATCATGTACACACCTGGTATCTTAGCCAGTGCCAATAGTTCGTTTACTATCTCCTCCACCTGGTCTCTCAATGGCATTACTACATTTTTCTCAAACACAACGTATGCCTGCTTGATATCAGCTCCACCGCCAAGTGCTCCTGTGGTACGTACTCCCATCAAGATAGGATCTATAGTGTGTGAGAAACATATCTGCTCAGTATTGAGTGCAGAGGCCTCATGGAATAGCTTATC